ACCCAATTTGATGCTGTGTGGCTTACGACCGCAGACGATCTGTACGCCAATCGACTTTAGCGCCGCAGCGGCGTTAGCGCTGTAGACAGAGTCGTTCGTTTCGAGATCATGGTTGCCGGCCAGCATCGCAACGCTGAGCCCCAGATCTTTGACGATCCACTCATAGGCATCGGAGACGTAGTTGAGTACGGTAGGGGATACGGTTCCGCGGACGTGGAATGTGTCGCCGGCCACCAGCATGTGGCTGCAGCCCGCTTTTTTCATAGCGATGGCCGCTTCTTTTGTGGCCTCCAGCTGAATGGCTAGCCGAGAATTGAGACCATCTGCATCGGTCGTCGAGAAAGAATCCCATTTGTGGTAATGGGGATCGGAGATCACCCCATATGGCAACGTCATGTGTATTTTCCTTTGTGGTTATTTTGATATAGATTATAAGCATGTAAAACAGGCCTACAACCAAGTAAACACGGCACATTAGAAAATCTACAGGCTGGATATTATGGCAAAATAGATAAGTAAGTACATACCTATCTTATAAGGTAGAGCTAGACACTTAAGTAAGATCTAGGCTCTGGGTGTGGTCTCAGCGTGGGTTGCGGAAAAGCAGTTGTGTGCCGGTGGGGCTGGTATCAACAAGATGAAAGCCACGGCGCTTAAGCATTTCAGCCATTTTTGTCGATTTGACGTAACACTTTGCCATCATTGGTAGTGGTGCGTTTGAGTCAATCATATCCGACAGGAACATCGAACCATATCCCTTACCCTGCATAGATTTGGTGATACAGACGGCACGGAGTTCAAGACGGGGATCTCCAGCCGGATCAATCGCAGGGGTAAACCAGATCAGGCCAATTTTTTTATCGTCTGAACGACGAAGCAGGATGAAGATGAAATGGCCTGACTCACCATTAGCGTCGCGAATCTTAATGGCCTCACGCATTTTTTTTCAAACTCTTCCCACCGGCTGGCGTGATGATCTCATTTGTAAAGTGACCAAGACGTGCTCCTTCCTCGAATTCATGCATCAGAAAGGGCATATCAGCCAGAGTAATCTCTCGTGAGTAAAAATCGTCCATATATCACCCCCTTGTCTTCTCAGATGCATTCTAAGCTACGCTATTTTGTATTCGCGTAAAGACCCCTTTTTTCGTTTAGGGTTCGTCAGAGAGCTTCTGACGCGCATTTGCGATGCTAAACACTTCTGCTTTTGGCCGAGGGTCGACTAAATCGAGTTCTTCTTCGCTGTGATACTCGATATCAAAGTCCCGTTTGATGTGTCTGATGTAAATCGCAGTGAGCAGGCTGTCTTCTTTCAGGAAGTGGCCATAAGATCTGCGGATCACTTCACCCACTTTTTCGATCTTCTCTCCGCCCATACAGAGGTGATTGAATCGACTGTGCTTTCTCAGCATCTCATCAACTGGCCCAGAGTAAACCTTATCCACGACACCGAATCGAAGGATCTTTGCAGTATCAGCTTCAACCAGGCAGATAATCTTCCCCTCGGTCAATCTGTCACGCCAGGTAACGCCTGAACGCATAGTGTTGAAGTAGGGGGTATCCAGACCGATGATCGGTTTTCGAAATGCCAGCAGTGGTACGTATCTGGCACAGCTGTTCAGGTGGAAGTTAACGCCGGCATCACGCAACTTGAGTCGTGTCTCGTTGATGTTGCACTTCGAGGCTATGCCACACAGGCTGCAGAGAACCTTCTCGTTGCTCAGTGTGGAGTTTGATTCTATGGTGTAGGTTCCGTCTTCAAGACGGCGTACCCAACGTGTGCGTTTTAAGTCCATGTTCTCGTTTTAGTGATTGTTGACCGGAACCACGATAGCTTACTAGGCACACCTGTAATCGCAATTGCCTGTTTTACTTATCCACTTATCCACTGGTTAGATCCCAATAATAAGATCCCTATACAGATCCCTATATAGATCCAAAGAGATCCCCGATCGCCGCAGGCCGCGCCACGCCTGGGCTAAGGACTGATCCGTGTATGCTGTCAGCGGTAAAAGATATGCTGTCAGCGGTACGGTGTATGCTGCCAACGGTTTTGTGTATGCTATCAGCGGTAATTGACGTATGCTGTCAGCGGTTAGAACCAAAAGGTATCCACATGTCCACAAAAAAGAAAAAGAGAGTGAAATCAAAGAAATACCTGAAGATAACGAAATTCTTGAGGAAGATGCTCTCAATTTGTACACAGGTGACTTAGTTCCTAACAGCAACAATACGGTGCAGCCAATCGCTTTAATGCGCCTTGGCCTCTTTGTTCCAACGCTCAAGGGAACGAAGAATAGCTCTCGCAACAAGTCCAACATGATCGACGCATCCAGAGAGCTTGTCCAGCTGGAAGTCGCGCGATCAGAGGGTTATTCAAACATTAAAATTACCGGCCCGCGGCTGGATATGGATCATGATTTCAAAACCTGGGTTGGTGTTGTTCGCTCTCTGGCTGAATACGGCGAGCCAACCGGGCGCGTTGAGCTGAGCATCACGAAGTTCGCCAAGTTCTGCGGCTACCCGTCCTCGCAGATCCGCAAAACCTTGCGAGACCGCCTGACAAACAGCCTGCTCAAGATCATGCGCACGACGTTGTCGTTCCAGCGCACTCATGAAGAGAAGAACGTCGACGACACCAACAAGATATCCCTGTTGATGGTTCACCTCATAAACAGCGTTGATTACAACGAGAAGAAAGACTCTATTGTCTTTTATGCTGAACCTAAGCTGTCTGAGCTCTATCGCTTTGACCACAAAGTTCTGCTGCAGTTAAAGGTCATCAACAAGCTCCCGCGCAAGGAGACGGCCCAGGCGCTGTATACTTTCATCGAAAGTCTTCCTCCTAAGCCGGCACCGGTATCTCTCGCCCGGCTGCGCGCCAGGCTGAATCTGAGCACGCGCAACGTCAGCTCGCAAAACCAGACTATCAGGAACGGATTGAAGTCACTGCAAGAGCTGGGCTATCTCGAATATAGCGAGGTTAAGCGTGGCCGTTCTGTCTACATCCAGATCCACAGTCGTAACCCAAAACTGAAAGTAACATCGAGCAAACCCGAGAAGCCAGAGGCGCCTAAGCAGGCAGAAGAAGCGAAGGGTGAAATTGATGCGAAACAGAACCTCAAAAACAAAATTTCTGAGCTGTCGCAGAACCTGACGCCAGAGAATATCAAGCTGATCGAGATACTCACCAATAGCCTCAAGTTGCTTTGATACGCTGTCAGCGGTTCAACATATGCTGTCAGCGGTTCTTTTGTCTCAATGTATGCTGTCAGCGGTAAAACGTATGCTGTCAGCGGTACATTTCCACTATCTGCGGTCTTTATAAATCGACATGGCTAACGTCTAAGGGCAACTGCTGCCCTATGAATGTATGCTGTCAGCGGTGAAAGATATGCTGTCAGCGGTAAAACGTATGCTGTGAACGGCACAAGGTATGCTGCCAGCGGTAATTCACTGGCAACGTATGCTGTGAGCGGTAATACAGCACTGAATTAGATATCCTGAAAACGGGCGACGCATTCGTTGCTTTGCGTCAGGCCCGTGTAGATAACAATATGGCTTCCCCAGTGGTCACTAACCTGCTAACCCGCATGAATGCTGGGTTAGTGGTTACTAACAAATGTTATTCCGTCACACTTAAAACGCGCTGCAGAAACATCGGTTAGTGAATCTGCTTGAGCAAACCCCAAAGCGTTTGTGCTTTCGATGTGAGTTTCCCGGTTTCAGGATCAAACATGCGCCATTCCCGACGCTGGTGGATGATGTAACCGTCTTCGCGTTCCAGACGCTCCAGCATGTCCGGTTTTCGGAAGCCTTTCGCTCTCCAGTAGCCGCTTGTTTTCTCAATCTCCAGACCAGTCATTGTGAGAGCCATTAACCAACCTCCTTACATCCGTCGAAAAAGAAACTTTGGTCTTTGCTATGAACGCCGTAGACGTCGTGGGATTTGTTGTAGATAAGCTTGTCCTCGCCAACGCCAACCAGTTTACCGTTGCGTTTAGCCAGATATGGAGATGAGAGAACCTCATCGCCGCGGACGACATAGAACTGCTCTCCGCTATCAACGACCAGCGCGCCGAAGTCAGCTTTAGTAGGTCTGCTGATTTGATCATTTTTCACCTGCGATGCGGTCATATGGCATTGGTAAATCCGGGTATCCGCCAGCAGAGAAAAGGAGAGGGCGGCCAGCAGTAGCGTTATTTTTCTCATACCACTATCCCTGTGTAGACCTGTGCTGTAGAGGCGATGACCAGCACCAGTGCGAGCATGTTCACAGTGGTTCCGTTGACAGGAGACAGAGCTTTCTTGAGTGTCCCGATCATCAGGCAGTCCAACATAAACAGTATTGAAAAGATGAGTAACAGGATATCTATGTATATCTTCATAATAGGTAAATACTAACTTATATATTTTGAGCTGTAAATGGCTACGGAAGAGCGCCAAGGCCTGGAATTCCCTAAGGATGGCGAGTCCAGAGCCATTCACCATAAGCAGTGGCTAAGCATCACTTTCAGTACTGGCAGATATCCAAACTAATATTCTCATGTGTTTCTCCTTTTTGGTGTATGTACTTACTTATTATTCTGATCGAGAGAAGGGGAGCAATCGTCCTGTTCAGGTGATGGCTCATCTATTAGAGCAATGACCTCGCGCAGCTGAGCGGCCCATTCAGGCTCAGGTAAGCCTTGGGCGATTTCTGCGTCGATAACATCGAGCGCGGCATTGGCCGCTTCCCAGAGCCTCTTCACTTTGATTCTTCCTTCACCAGCCACCAGGCGTCTACGATGGCTACCCGGTAACTACGTGGCACTGTCACATTTGACGTTGGGATTTGGATTAATTCCATATTAGTAACCAAGTTGTTTTCTTATTGGTGATAATAAACAAAATATAAAGGCGTCCAATGGACGCCCTGTGATTACGCTTCTTCTGTTTCGGCTGAAGCAGACTCTTTAGTTCGACGTTCGTCGATGGCTTGTAGTGCCGCAATGATCTCCGGAAGGGGCTTATCACGATACATGTCGACGATCTGCGATTTGGTATACTTCTTGTCGCCAATCTCTACGCGGCCGCTGGCATTCTTTGGCAGGTATCCTTCTTCGAGCATATGCTCAACCAGTGACTCGATAACGTCCAGACCGCGGGTCGGGTCGAAGTAGAATTTCCATGAGCATTTGCCGAATGGCGGTGCCACTTTGTTTTTGATGCACTCGGCGCCCACGTCCTGACCGATCTTATCTTTGCCATCCTTCATGACAGAAGCGCCAAGACGAATACGTACTGAGGCGTAGAACTTCGGAGAATCGCCACCAGGGGAGGTGGTCGGATCGCCAAACATCACGCCGATTTTTGTACGAACCTGGTTAAGGAAAATAATGCAGGCATTGTACTTGCGCGCCCAGAGCGCCAGCGTTGGAAAGTTGGCGCTCGTAGCACGAGCCAGGGCCGTATTGTCGTTCATGTTTAGCTGATCTTTATCCTTCGCTGTACCTTCCGCCATTTTGTCGAACTTCTCGGCTTTGGAGTTTGGCACCATTGACGCAAGGGAGTCGGCTACGATGCAAATAGGGGCGTCTGCGGGGATCAGCTCTTCGTCTCGCACCAATTTCAGGATGGTGCCGATCAGCTCAACCGATTCTTCGAACGTGTCCGGCTGCTTATAGACCCACTGGCCGTCATCCTCATCCGCATTCAGGCCGTTTGCCACCGCCAGACCAACATCAAAGCTGTTTTCGTGGTCGAGGAATACAGCTAGACCCTCCTGTTTCTGAGCGGAGACCATGGCGGCCGTCGCCAGGAAGGTTTTACCAGCACTTGGCGGCCCAAAGATCTCAACGATACGTCCGCTTGGGAAACCGCCGTCATAGCGCCCGGAGATGGCTTTATTCAGCGGTGGGAAGCCGGAATCAATCCAGTGTGAAACCTTTTGGATCTCGTCATTGCTGCCGATTTTCTTTTTTAATGCCATTGCCAGTGCTGATTTTCCTTTTGCCATTCTTAGGCTCCTTTTGTTTCGTTGATGCGTTTGGAAGCGGCGTCTTCATCAAACTTTATTGCGTCGTGGTTGAGGTGTTTGGCCATGCGGGAGAGGATCTTGACGACCTGTTCGCTAATCAGCCCGTACTCTCGTTCTGTTACGCTCATGCCGGCCGCGCCGAGAATGCGCGGTAGTGCAACAACGGCATGTTCACCATGGAAGAAGACAATCTCCTTAGCCAGCATCGTAGGCGTGGTCGTATTGCCGTTGATGAGTGATTTCAACATCAGCAGTACCTCTCAAAAGGCAAAACGAACACGTCCAGATCTTCCAGGAATGACCGGAAGTTCAGCTCATGGCAGAGCATTTCGAAGGCTTTCAAATCACGTGCGCCTTTTATCTTTTCGATTTCGCTGGGTGGGAACTTGGTATCGATGAGGTTCATCAGCGTCATGTTGCGTTTGAAGGCTTCCAGCATCCGGCAGCCGGTCTTCTCGTTGAAGGCATTTTTGGCCAGTTTGTTGAATGCCGTTTTGTATCGGCCTTTATTGATGACGATCGAGCCGTCGTTAATGCCGCGCACCATAGCAGCGACGCTTCCCCATTCGTGCAGCAGCTCCTTGGCGCCACCGTCACCAATTCCGCCTACACCTTTGATGTTGTCGGAGGTATCCCCCTGCAGAGCTTTGGCTTCGAGGAAAGCACGAGGAGTAGGCAGGCCGATCAGCTCAGGGAACTGCTCAAAGTTCACCTGCTTGTGTTTGGCGTCTTCACGAAGGCTCACCCAGCTGACTTTTTCTCGAACCAGCTGCAGCCAGTCGCCGTCGCCGGTGAGCAGGTAGATATGATCGACCGTTGGTTGTGGCGCAAGACGACCAACCAGCATCCCCGCCAGGTCATCGGCCTCGGCGTCTTTGGCGATCAGCTGGTTGACGCCAAGGGCTGCCATCATTTTCAGGATGTAAGGCTTCTGGACTGCAAAGCCTTCTTTCATCTTCTTCATTTCCGGATCTTCATCGCGATTTGCTTTGTAATCCGGGTAATAGTCGCGACGCTTGTCGCTAAAGCCGTCCCACAGGATCATGGGGCGTGCGTGAAGAATGGACGCATAGCGACGAACGTTTTTGACGAAGCCAAACACCGCCTGAACTTCCATTTCGCCATTATGTAATTTGTCAGATTGCTGGTGGTAATAGCCCAGGCTGTTACCATCCACTAAGAGATAATTCACCGGAAAACTCCTTCCAAAAAGTAAGGCGTCCGTAGACGCCTTAACAGTCATGGCCTGGGATTAAAGCGATTCTAATTCCGCCAGCAGATCGTCAAGACCTTCATCGTCATTAGAGGTGCTGGTCGCGGCCGCAGTTGTAGTGGCGGCAGCAGCTGATGCTTTAACTTCTTCCGGCTCTGGTACGAACTCTGCTTCTGCGGCACGTAAGATCTCTTCGTCTACCAGAGATGTTTTTGCTGGTTCCGGGGTAGAGGTCGTAGCTACAGCAGCTGCACCTTCCGTATGGCCAGTGATGGTGCCAAAACCAGGCAGCGTTGCTGCGCTTGCAGCAGCTGGTGCGGAAATAGCAGCGGTGGCGGCGGCAGGTGCTGCAATACCAATGAGACGCCCCATGGTGCGAACGGTAGACAGCAGACGAGTTTCATCAGCCTGATTGGCGTAAGCGATCAGGTCATGCTGGGTCGACCACAGTTTTTCAGGGATATCGCCCTTGTAGACTTTACGTTTTGGGGATACGTCGTACTTGGTATCGCGACCGGAGCCGGTGCGCTTGATCAGGAACGCATAGCCTTCTTCTTTGCTTAACGGGTTGCCGATATCATCTGCGATATCCTCAGACATCACTTTGCAGATATCGTCGAACACAGTGGACGGGAGCTCAATCAGCTGGCATTTTTCTGCGTCGCCAAAGTCTTCACGAGCTGAAAGTACGCCATTGACCAGGTAGCGTGGAGTAGCGCGCATTTGGCCGATACGCTCTTCCATTGCCTTGTTGCCTTTGTAGCGAGCTCGACCTTCCATCACCATCTCACACAGCTGGCACGCACGATTGTGGGTGTGCTGTTCGCAGATATAGGCAGTGGTAACTTCTTTGCCCTCCTCATTCTGATGCTTAACGTAGTGCATACCGAAAGTCTGGAAGAACACACCGTTCTGATCGTCCTTGTTAGGGAAGATGCGCAGATAGTTATTACCGTCTTTCAGACGGGTTAGGTCGACGTTATTGCCTCGTTTGGAAGCAATATCGCCGCGGGTCTTGTTAAGCAGATCAAGTAATGACTTAGACATGTATTTCTCCTTGTTGTGATTATGGCCATGGGCGCTTTGCGCTTGGGGCATTCGCTTGTTCGTGGCTCTAAAAAGCGTACATAATAATAGATCACTACTTACTTACTATCTATCAAAAATCATCGGGTGGCGGTGAAGCGTTCGGCACCCAGTCGTTCAATCTCTACAATGGCCATTTTCGAGGCCTGCACGATCATGTCTCTACGGTGAGAGAAGGCGGTGACAGCGTGCTTATAGAGGTCAGCGATCAGACGTGCGTCATCCAGTTTTTGGCGCTTCGCAAGGTATTGTGGGCTTGTGCGAACCTTAGCTTCCAGTACTGACTCATTGAACTTTATTCCGTTCATACTCAAGTTCTTACGCTCAATGTCGTAAATTTTTGCCTCTATGGCATCGAGGGATAGTTTAGCATCTGCAACCTCTCGTTCCGCGCGCGCTAGTCTTGCGCCGTACTCCATCAACAGCCTCGGTTGCTGCCGCCAAACCTCTTCCAGATTGTCGCGTTCGAACTCCAGATCGGTCATGATTTTTTCGTAGATATCAATACTCATTTCGATAGGTCCATACTTACTTTTGTGTATCTTATTATATCAAATAAAAAGAGCTTTACTGATATGATTGGAGGTAGACAGTATGGGTGCTAAAGAGCAGAATCAGGGTATAGAGCGAACAGAATAAGTGAGAATGAAATCAATGAATAAAGCTAACAATCAAGCAAAAGCAGAAAAGCCTGTATCGACTAAAAAACTGTCTCCACCCCCAAAATCTAAGACTGTGAAGTCAGAGGCAGAAAAAAATAAAACTGAAGGCATGACATATCCGAAAACCAGCGCAGAAGGACACGCTGGGGAGTACTTATTTGCCTATTGGATTTCCCGTTACTTCAAATGGCCTTGTCGACTGCTGGATATTGATATGGGGTTGGATGCACAGGTTGAAATCTATGAAAATGAACTTTCTACCGGTATGTTTATCGGCGTTCAGATAAAAACCACTTCACGCATAATGAGCAGTAGTTTAGGGGTGCAGATCCCCTATAAAAATTTAAAGTATTGGGGAGAATGCGATTTCCCTATAGTGATCGTTTTAATTTGTTTGAACGAAGAAAATAAACATGAAGAGCCAGATATTTACTGGCGACATTTAGACAAACAAACCATCACATCATTATTAGGTACTGCGAGTGATAATGACACTGGAAGCACAGCTGTGTCATTTAGCGAAGATCAATATCTGAAATTTCCGAGGGATAGAGAGAAATGGCTTAGATTATGGCTGTCAAGTGAAGATCTGAAGATTATTGAACAATGCGAAGGTATTGAGAGAGGAATTACTTCATTAGGAGAATTCTTTGAAGAAACAATTGTGGACGGGAATTTAAAAGAGGGACTACCTGGTTTTGATTTTGTTTGTAATTTAAATGATTTGTTGGACTCATATGATGAGATAGAATTGGCTATTAGAGGCAACAATCGACTAGAGTATCTGTCCGAGGAAGTTAAATCACTTAAAAAATGTCATGAACGCTATATGCCTAAAATTATGTATGCCTTTGAACAGGCGTGCGAATCAAACAGTGTAATGATGAGTGATTTCGATACGTATGCTCCAATAAATAATAAACTTCATCCTATACTAGTTAAAAATAGAATCCGTTAACTACAAAGCCCGTTATATAACGGGCCTTTTCATTATATTAAGCGACTTTCCTACCAAAAATGTTGGAGAGCGTGACCTTGGTCTGGCGCTTCAGTCGATACTGTCTCACATCGCCAATCTTGTTCACTTCCATAAACTCTTTGGCCACCTTCAGCACCAGCCGATTGCGGAACACTTTGAACGCCTCCAGCTGTTCCTCTGGGTTATCCGATTCGTAGATCTCCAGCAGATACTGGCACGCCTTCGGATCTTGCGTTTTGAGCGCCAGCGCTCTGGCACATTTACGCAGACGACTGACTTTATCGGCTCCATCCAACTTTGCAAACATCAAAGCCAGATCGAGCGTGACAGGGCAGTCAATAATTTCCCAGAACTGGGATCGCAGAGTGGCTTCAATCGCCTTATCCTGAAACTCCTGTGGTATTGCTGTGAGCTCTTGTGCAATTTTATCCGCTGCGCTCATGTGTTTTCCTTTACTCATTTGTTAATAGTCTCCGCTACCTCTGCCAGAATGGCTTCCAGCTTTTCTCCTTCCTCTGGACGGAAGTACAAAATATTCGGGTTAAATCCATAGAACACGGTCACGTCCAGGTCTGGCAGATATTCTTTGCGCCCAACAAGATCGGATGGCTTGCTCTTGTTATTAAACAGCGATGTCGCCCGGCTGCCGCACGTCAGCACGTAGGTTGGACGAACCAGATTTATCTCTTCCCGCATAAAGTCGATAAACTGGCCGATCTCATCTTTGGTGTAGTCTTTTTCCTTATCCTTTACCTTTTTACACACGCCAGTGACATACAAATCCCCCATACGCAGGTCACCAGAAACCAGCAACTTGGCTTTGAAGTCATCGTAGCCGTTCTCCATGAAGTAGCCGGTACGTGCATCATTGCCATTGGCGTTGTCGAGTATGACCATAATTTTTGGCTTAATGCCGATGCTTGGTCGTATCAACTCATCGCCCAGGCCCATTTCTGCGGCCATGCGAGTCATCAGCACATTGACCTCTGCAGAGCGTTTTGGGTTCATTTCAAATGGGCGTGAAGCTTTCACCGCATCGATCACCAGATTGCCCATCAGCTCTGCCTGATCGCGCAGACGTTCCGGATCGGTCGCCGGCATACTGCCAGGTTCAATAGAGGCGAATGCACCAACCTTTTGTAGAGACTCACGTACTCGGCTGTTACAGGCTCGCTTCTCGACCGCTTCCTCAAATTGCGCCAGCGACTCGAACTTGCCACCAACTTTCTCACGCGCTCGCATAATGGCCTGGCACCCATTTTCAGAACATCCTTTAACCGCAGAGAACGGGGCGTAAAGTACCTGGCTGCCATCTTCGAGCGTGCGGATCTCGATGCGATTCGAGGACATATTAATGTCGGGTGGCAGTACGCGGATGCCATAGGTCAGCGCATCCTTAACCAGCCCCTGGTGCTTATCCTCGCCCAGAATGGTGAGAGCAGCAGCGAAGAACTCAGCAGGGTAATGTGTCTTTAACCACATAGACTGATAGCTGATCAGCGAGTAGGCAACGGAGTGTGATTTGTTGAAGGCATATCCACCGAACTTCTCAAAGGCGTCCCATACTTCTTGGGCTTTCTCAGGGCTAAGACCTTCCTGCTCGGAAATAACTTTGGCAATTTTCATGTGTTTTTCCCGTCATTAGCTTCAAACGCTAGCTTTTTTTAAGATATTTGCGATTTGAGTGTTAGAGATGCCGAATTTTTCTCGCAACTTTTCATAGGTTGCGCCAGCCTTGCGCAAGGCGACCACCTCAGCTCTTGCTTCAGCATCCAGTTTTTTGGATGCTCTTGAGACAACGATCGGCCCACCAACTCGTGCCCATTTCTTCCCGGTGACGATATGGTGAATGTAAAGCTCAGTTAAACCATATTCGGCCGCGAGGTCTTTGTTCAGAGCGCCTTCTGACTTTTTAATGCGAATAGCAATGACGACTTCGTTGGTTAGCTTGGCGTTGTAGCGCCTCTCACCAAACTCAACGGTATCGTGTGCAATGGCGTCAGCCATGTTGTCGACTTGAGTGCCATACGCGAGATTGGAGGGCGCATTGTTTGATGGTCTTCCGTCAAGATGACGAATAAGTAAGCCTTCTGGTCGTTCTCCGTGGAATGCAGTTGCTACCAGATAATGGACTGTGCGGTCGCATTTGACGCCGTTGACGCTTAGTTTCACGCCCAGATGTCCAAAATCATTGATTACGCGAGGTTTGAGGGTTTGCCCCTTCTTCACCCATTCGCCCCCATTGGGGGCTGTTCGTATAACATCTAAAGAGCGAATGCGACCTAAACTGGATGCTTCGTAATAACCTTCAAACTCAGGAATGGATTTCCAAATTTCTTCCACCGTCAAACTCCAAAATCAACAATATCAGCGTTATCACCAATCGCTTCGTCATAGGTTCTGCGTTTGCCGTCAGAGCACATCAGCTTGGCCTTTTTGTGGACTTCTACTGTGCTTCCGTTTTCAAGTGACAGTGTCACCCAACCTGCTTGCGCTCGTTCTACAAAATCGCTGCCGATCGCTTTCATCTTATCCATGTTCTTTTTACCGATAGCGGAACGCAGAGCGTCAGCCTCAGCCATAGAGAATCCAGCGAGTACGCGAGAGCTTTTCATGATCTGCTCTTGATAGAGTAAAACGCCGTTGGTTTCTTTAGTTGCTTCCTCAAGACGCGGATGAATTGAATGTGGAGCCATAAAACCTTTTGCCACGGAGACATAGTCGTCCAACATGCCTGACTGAATTGGACCTGGTCTGAAAAGCGCAGTTGTGGCCACAATGGTTTTGAAGCTCATTGGCTCGATACCACCACCCAGATCTTTGAGTAGCTTCCTCATGGGGCCGGACTCAAGCTGGAACACACCTTGCGTATACCCCGCGGCGAATCCATCAAGTACTTTGCGATCATCCAGTGGGATGGCATCGAGGTTGATGTCCTTGCCGGTGCTCTCTTTGATGTAACGTTTTGCGCTATCCAGCAGATCGAGAGTGGCCAGGCCCAGAACGTCCAGTTTGATCAGCCCCATGGCCTCGCAGTATCGTTTATCGAATGCGATGCAACGCGCGTCTCCACGTCGCTCTACAGGGGTACGTTCCGTCAGAGGTACGCCAGCGACAATCATCCCTGCAGCATGGCGGCCGAAGCCACGCATCAGGTTTTGCAACTTGCTCGCCGCCTTAAATGCGTCCGGATGTTTGGTGGCGTACTTGTCCAGGCTGGCCAGCTGCTCGCGCAGCTCCGACAGAGATAAACTGTCATCCTCCAGGGTCTTTAGCTCCTTGGAAACAGCCATATCCGCCGCATCAACTCCATAAATACGCGCTGTGTCGCGCAGTGCGGAAGCGGCGCCCAGATAAGTGAAGTTCGGAATGCCTGCAACATACTCTTCGCCATATCGGGCATTCAGATACTCGATCACCTCATGGCGCCGCGCCTGGCTAAAGTCCAGATCAGCATCCGGCAAGTCGAGACGTTCAGGGTTAATGAAACGTTCGAACAGCAGGCCATGACGGATAGGATCAACGTTGGTAATGCCGATGCACCATGCCACCAGAGAGCCGGCGGATGAACCACGACCTGGCCCGACAGGAATACCAGTCTCGCGACTATGATTCATCAGATCGCGAACCATCAGGAAATAACCGCAGAATCCCAGGCGAGTGAGCGTCTCAATTTCATACTTGAGGCGATCGACGTAAACGCGGTGCTCGGAAGCTGGTGGCGTGTAGCCAAATTCTTTGTTGCTGAGACGTTTTCGAAGCCCTGCGACAGCCAGCTTCATCAACGTTGCAGGCTCATCGTCTGCCATTTTTGGCAGTGTCGGCGCCATCTCGTGCCAGCGCCATTCGCACGCCTTAACGATGGCGTCCTGCGTTGTAGAAGCCATGGCGGCAGATACAGATACGCCCATCCGGACAGAAAACTCTTTCAGAGCCTGCAGCAGGTGACGGCGACCATTTATTGCATTGTCGCGCTGGTGGGGGATACGCAGCCGGTGTGGCTGATCGACTTTGATATTGTTTATCACCATGTGGGCGATGTCTTTGATGTCAGCGTCATCAACCCCTTCGTAATAAGCTGGATAAAATGCAACGGGCTCGATTTTCAGTGCGCTTGCCACTTTCATGGCTCGCACGTTGATCTGGTCATAGAATGGCGTAGGGTGCGGATAAACTACGCTGTAGAAATTCTCGCGTCCGCCGGCAGTAATCAGCGCGCTAATAATTTTAGCGAAGTCCGGTCGCTGGAATACGCTGCCGATATCCGAAGTCAGCAACAGTATATTGCCTTTAGCGTAAGTAGCCGCCAGCTGTTCGAGCGCCAGACGTGGTACGAAGTAAAACTGCTCGCGGGTATTGGCTAAAGTCATTAGTTCGCAAATGTCGCGATAACCTTGCTCGTTTTTAATCAGTGCGGTGAAGCAGTAGTTACGTCCACGCTCCAATGATTCCATACATCTATTAGACTCTTTGGCCAGTTTAGCCCGGTACTCGTATGTTGGATCGTCGACAACATTCAGCTTAACACCACAGATCACCGCCATCTCATCGCCAGCTGCTTGCTGCAGGGGGATAACGCTGGCGATATTCATCGTGTCAGCAGAGATAACCGCGGTATAGCCAGCCTCCTTTGCCACCTTTACTGCGTGCTCTGCTTTCAGTGCTGATTCTCCCAGGGAAAAATCAGTCCTGACCATCAGTGCTTTCATGTGTTTTTACCTTCTGTTTTTTCTTAATTTTGTCGTTGGGGAAGCCGACGAACTTCCCGTATATCGAAATCGCAACTCCTTTGGCTGCCTGGTGGCAGTCAGGCCTGTGAGCGCATGACAAACAGGCCGCGCCAGTTTCAGAAGCTGCGATAAGAGATCCAAAGCAACCTTTATGCACGATTAACCGAAGATTTTCTGAACCACTTCACGCGCCGCTTGCGCAGAGGTGGAAGGGAGTTTATTGATGAATGACTTCTCAATGCCGGCTGCGAAATCACCTCGCATCATTCCGATTTTTGCGGACAGAAGCAGCTCACGCGGGCCGATTGGTTGGCTGATCAGGTGTTGCTCATACCCGTCTCGTACCAGATTGGCGAACTTAACCATTTTTTCGGCGTATTCACGGATGATTCCCGCTTCGACCAGCATGTTTACCTCAGCACCAGGCTTCATGTACTTGACGTGAGATACGATGCCAAAGCGAGAGAAGTTAGCCGCGTTCTGGATGTTCGTTCCTTGATAAAGCCCCGTTTCATCCCCTGAACCATTAGTGTTGCCTGTACCGATGAAGGCGAAGCGCTTATGCGGCGCCACGCGACGCCAGTCTGGTGTCGCTTCTTTGATTACGAGTGGTTCGCCTTCCAGAACTGGCTGGTAGATCCCCAGAATCTGCGGGAATGCAAAATCGTATTCGTCTGCCAGATACACCCAACCGTTCTTCATCGCCAGCGACAGAAGCCCTGGTTCAAAGTAGGTTGTGCCTTCTCGCGCCAGAATCTGGCCCGTAATATGGGATTCCTCAGTTGATGCCGTATGCTGTGAGCGGATCACCGGGCGATTCAGGAGCGCGCAAAGCTGGGTTGGCAGGGAGGTTTTCCCCGTACCAGCATGACCCCACAGATAACCAGGAATGCCGATCTCCAGCATCATGAAGATGTCTTTAATCAGATCGAAGTCGCCGTATACATAGCCGGCTTTCACTTCTGGCACGAACTCCGGATATGGCGTGTTGATGTTGACCGTCACCTGAAGGGGTTTGCCTCGGGGCGTGCCAAGTTCCTTGATAGTCAGGCCAAGCAACTCGTGCGCGGCGACAAGCTCAGTTTTGTATTCGACAGTCCCTGCATAGCCAGGGTGGGAACTGATATCCGCGATTTTGCCGTCTGCGCCAGCCTTCTCAGAGCGTTTATTCTTTAACGCTTCAATGGCCTTTGGAGACAGCGTTGGTTCCCCGGGGAATGCTGTGGTGTACATTTTCACTACGTCATCCACACCAAGCCCTTTGGCTTCTTCCGGAATGCCTTCACAACGTCCCATCGAAATGTGGGATTTGAGGTGATGGAAGGATTTTCCGCACCATTTGCAGGTGACGGCATCAGAGTGGGCGTCTTGTGGTAGCGCAGTCGCGGTCATGTGTTTTTCCTTACTTGTTGTCGTTTCTGGGCTCTATTCTATACGAATGCATCAGGCTTTATAGTAACTAGTTACTTATTTTATAGGGCGAAAGATTTACCCTAAAATGATACGAGATAACTCGCTGACAACTGACGTACCCAACTCTTCGACCTTATTCACTAGCGCATAGTTTTTGTAATACCGGCGCGGCGCGTCCGTAAGAATGCCAATGGCCAACAGGTTGATGTCACTTGTGTTTTCGATGTCATTCGTTACTGAGCGCAGATGGTTACTAAAGCCATCCCCCGCAGCGCATGGGGCGCCGTCGCTCTGCACAATCATGATCTTCTTGTCTTCCATACGCCCTGCAAACAGAGAAGCCAGCTGTGCGATGCTCTCGCCATCCACGTTGTTTAGCAGGGGGAAAGTCTCCGCCACACAGCCCATACGAGCACGTATCTCTGGGGAGTTCGCTTTCTCATGCCAGTTTTTAATAATCGGCAGCATAAGCGCTTCAAAGCGGCTAAACCCACGTTTCGACATAGTTGCTACATCCGGATTGCCATACGTAGTGAAGCCGGTAATGACGTTCGGAACGTGGATACGATCTAGGGCGTCAGCCAGTGTGTATGCGGATGCCAGCGCGAGCTCGATTTTTCGGCCGCCCATTGAACCTGACAAATCGATGACCTGTTGAACGCACGCGTTCACGGCCTTGTGGTCTTCTTTTCTCCGGAATACCCGATCGTCATTCATCGACAGTCGGTAAAGACTCGCCCCATGTACGCGTCCACGACGCTGGCCAGGGATGAACTGAACACGGTTGCGACTGGCGATCGCGCGCTCCAGGTCTTTGGCGAAGGTAGATGACACCGAGGAAGACAGATGTCTCTCTACCTTCATCTCAAACAGTTTTCTTCCCTCTGGAACAATGCGGTAGCGATCTACGGGAGAATACATAGGGATTGCGCCAAAAGCTTTTCTGGCGCGCTTAATATGCTCTTCTGCCTCGTCAATTGGCCCCAGAAAGTCGTAGGAGCGATTGTATGGCCGGTAATCAGATAGTGACGCGCTGGCCAGCTCCGACTTGATCGCCGACGCCAGCGCATCCTCGGTTGAAGAACCTATCTCTTCATCAACGTTTTCTAATGCCTTGAGAGCATCATCAAGGGACATATCGTCAGCGTGTGGGGCAAAGCCGGCATCGCTTTCATCCGAGGTGTCCAGATCCCCTTCATCCTTCTCCTTGCCACCGTCTTTATCTGCCTTACCTTCACCGTCTTCGACAGCTTCACTGTCATCAGAGGAGCTGCCATGCCTGTCCTCTGAGCCATCATCCGTGGAGGGACTGTAATCCCCTTCATCATCTACTTCTTCCCCTACATCCGAGCCCAGAGATGTAACAGGATCATCAGCTGTCGTTTCTTCGCTGTCAGGCAAGTCGTCAACATTTTCATGGCCTAAATCGCCATCTTCAGGTTTAATTTCTGTATCATTTATCAATTCATACATGTTAGGTATGTACTTACTTATCGATTTGTCTGATTTTTCATCATCTTCATCGTCAGAGCTAAACTCATCAGGAGTGCTATCGAGTCCCTCTTCGTCACAAACCTCAGTATCGTCTCCAGCAGCCGGCTCATCTGAACTGTCTTCTTCTGGTTCGGTCTTTTTGGTTACAGAGGACTCACGTTCAGGTAACGGCCCTTCTGGCATCTCAGTCATTTCACGCAGGATCTTAGCCATTGCTGCTGCAACCTTGACGCAATCCTCAGTGCTATCCATACGACGGACAGCTTCATCGACGCCAAACTCTTTCAGAACGGCAATAGGTTTATCGATGAGGTGCCAGTGCTCCTCCATGAAATCAGTAAAAGTTGGTTGGCCATCCCACGCCCGTAGAACCGGACAGAGGAAGAACTTTAGAAACAACTCGCGTTGATCCCCGCGGCACATCGCTACCGCCTTTTTAATGTGGGGATTAAAATATTTATCAATCATGAGGTTACGTGTGGACAATAGGTTGCGCCGGCTGCCGGTGAACACTTCACTCATGCGACGTTCGATGTAGACGTCTTCCAGGGCATTCCAGAGTCCGAATGCCTTTGTGTTGCGCATTTTCTTGACGACTTTTTCGTCTGTGAAAAGGAGATGGCCAACCTCGTGATCAAGGAATCCACGTATGGCATTCATAAGCGCAGGGCTTGCGTCATCTGGTATGGATGGGATGTTAACCATGACTGGCTCCCCCTTTTTATTGTAGCGAACGTATGCTGTATCTCCGCATTCAGCTACAGGAATGTTCTTGCCCGAAAGAAGACCAACGACGCGTTTTACGGAATCGCGGAAGTCCTGTACCTCTTTGAGTACAGTTTTGCTGGGTTTGGTTGCCATGTGCTTTCCTTATCGAGTAAACAAATTGTTTTCAGATATAAGAAAATAACACTGCGCGAACAGGGGAGGAAGCAATTCGCGCAGGGGATCAATGAGTTATAGGCGGGTTATAAATTTTAGTTGATTCGAACCGCGAAAGAGAGGTCGCCAGTATTGATCAGCGTGAAAGAGCCATTTTCCAGGGAGAACCGGAAAACAGTAGCGTCGCGCGCTCTAACGTTTACCTGGTGATTTGGTAACTCAGATAGTACTTCTGCAGCCTCCAGGTGTGTCAGCACGAAAACATTGCCTACATTCAGAGCAAGTAAATTAGATGACAATTTTTCCATTAATAGCATCCTAATCAACAGGTTTCATTTGGAGGTGATGGTACTACCTATTAATATAAAAGTTAATAAAAATGTATCGTAATGTCTTAAACAAAATAATCAAAAAAATCAACAGAAGTACCGGATTTTGCTGATTTATCCCTTATTTCGCGTGATTTATGTGCGATAATTGCCTACAAATAGCCGGATGTAAGACTTTACAATAATAACCGTTGCTGTAATATCGGTAAGTACTTACCATACAAAAAGATCACGCGAGGATAGTAACTACAATGACAATGGCCGATGAGAAGACCGCTCGTTACGTCGCCTACATCGATTCTTTAATCACTGTTTCGCCGAAAAGTCAGTCGGCGATCTCCCGTGAGATTGGTTACAAGAATCCCAACATTTTGTCCCTGATAAAAAAGGGAAGAATTCCGCTGCCGGTAGAGAAAGTGCTACCACTGGCAGAAGCACTGAATGCAGACCCAGTACGTCTCATGATGATGGTTCTTGAAGACCGTCAGCCTGAGCTGGCAGATTTTTTACGAGACCAGGGCATAGCGCCGCTGACTCCGGAAGAACGTGAGGTTCTCGCAGCTTTCCGCAACCGCTTTCCGGCTCACACTGATGGTGTTGAGCAGGTTGTCGAAGCAATTAAAAAGCTATGAGAAGTTTACTCTGATCAGCTCGGTGGATAGGCGATCTCCCTTCATTTTGTGGTCAATTTCTTCTAAATCTGGTTGCTCAACAATCGACGAGATGTACGATGAGAAGCTCTCAAGGGCTTCTCGCATCTGATCCATGTAGTCATATCGGTCGTATACACGGTCGATACCTTCCAGACTATGATTCATGATCTTACGTGATACTTCCTGTGAAATATTAAGGGCAGGAAAGTAGCTGCGTGCCGTTCTACGCAGATCACGTGGGGTAAACGACTCCACTTCCCCAAGCTCTGGTCGCTCTAGAATCCGCCTCAACGCCTGGGCTATTGCAACCTTTGACATTGGCGTATCAGCTTTCTTTTTGTTCGACGGGACGAGCCACTGGCTGCCGGCGCCATAAGCAATCAATTCTTCTACGCACTTCCGCATCAGTGAGCTCATCGGAAGGGTGTGCGACCGGGCCGATTTGTTGCGAGACCCTTGATTCCATACATTTAGCTTAAGGTCGAACTCGCTTACTCTGGCCCGCAGCACTTCATCTGGACGTCTGGCAGCTACGAGGCAAAGCCTTGCCGCCCATTTCGTGCCTGGACATACGTCGAAATAGTCCCAGACATTCCAGAATACCCAAACCTCTGCGTCCGTCAGGCATCGTTCCCGCGGGGCCGTCTTCGCGCCGCCGGCAACTTTGTTCAGCGACATATCATTCAGGGGCGATGTTTCGATAAATTCCCTGGAAGGCACACCATCCCAGGAACTGCTTCATGATGGAAAAAACACGGCGACCCATCACGATCTTCCCTTCAAGGATCAGCGGGTTGACCAGCTGATTCACCATTATTCTATTCAGGTTACTTACTTTTCCTGAGCGATATGCGGGAGAACATGTATCAAAACACAATGGACAGCTATCTCGGGCCGGCGGCGAGTTATCAATAATGATAAGCGAGTGAATAACATGAATGCGTCGGCGAAAGTCAGATCGGCTCCCTGCATCGAGACCGATCTGGCATCCATCTGCGATGCCCGATCCAGATAGGTGATCGCTTCCTGTGACGTGTTTTCCGCTGCGCGTGCTCTGTCAAACGTGTTTTTCATAATCTGGCCACTGTATGACGCTTTTTATACTGTGTTTATATACAGTATATTAGGCATTGTTTTTATTGAGATCAACCTAAAATACCCTCTTTTGTCTAATGATTCCATACCTACCAAGTATGGAATCATAGAAAGGCTTTTTTTGAAAATTAGTCATCAGGGCAGTGTCATTTCCCGCTTGTTTGTTTGCGACATCACCCTTGTCTATGCATTATGTCCCATCGTTGTCCAGCGCCAGTTCAGTCATGTTTGCATCTGTGGCTGTCTCGATGCAGCCTGGTGTCGAAGGGGGTACTTCGTCAATTCATGATATGATAGCTTTAATGGTATAGCTATGAAGGAATCATAGATGATGACCTTAAAATATTATTTACGGCACTGCTTATGGGGATGGTGTGGTTATGGCTATCTGATCTATTTTATAGTGCGCGATATGAATGACGGACTCATTTTTCCTGCCTATGCTCCTTATATGCCATTTGTGGTTACATATCTTGTTTTAAGCGCCGTCCTGTACCCATTCTCATATTATACTTCGGAGAAATTAGCCCTTAAGATAATGACCAAACCATTTTGGGATCGTCACATTGGCGTGAATAGCGGTGTGTATGGAATGTTCGTTATTTTGTGGTTATTTTGCATGCCGCTTTCTGTACCGTTATTCCTTGTATATTTATGCTTACGCGCAAAGACTAGATTAAGTGCCTAAAAAATATGAAAATTATCGTAATGGAACCACGCTAAGAATGAGAAAGGCATGGGGCTGCAGGTAACTACGGGTTTGTTAATTTCTGAAAGGCTTCAGCGTATTTGGCAATGTCATTCATTATTCCATTGTCATTTGCCGTGTTGTGAGCATTATTTGGGAAGATGGCCAACAGGCTATATACGTCCTGTAACTTGGCGTGCTGGGTGTAAACGAGGGCGCGATCGCTTGTACAGTTGAACCTGTTTCGGTGGCTTTTTCGTTCTTGCTTGGTGAATAAGAGATGGACGTGGTAAACACGAGAGGATACTACAGAACCAGGTGCGGTATAGGGGCCATCTTTACCAAAAACGTCTGGGTAAAACCCGTTCTTAAAACTCACGAAATCAGTAAGTAAGGAGGTCTCCAGATCAGGCATTACTCTGAAGACCGGTTCCAAAAATCGGGCGTAACTATCACTATTCCATGTGACTTTCATTGAGAAGCCTTAATGGAAAGAGAAGTTTGCGAAGACGTCCTCATCAATGAGGCCTGTCTGCGATTCGATAACCTCTACCTCGTTAAAGCACTGATTTAAAATCATCAGGAGGTCAGAAACTGCCAGACGGTACTCAGTGATAGCATCACTCAAGCGTTTCAGGTACGGATGCGGCTGTTCTGCATCACGGACGAACTTGTTAACAAAGCCCTCTAAACCACGTATGGACAGGTCAACGTTCTTCAAGTCCTCGTAACGGCTTTCACCGAAAGATTCGCGGATTTGTTCCGCACTGTAACCTGAAATGCTATGGGTCAACTGAACGTGTTTCGCCGTCAGCTCTGCGAGCTCTTTTTCAATACGCGCAAGTTGAGCTGCAGTGTCGCTCTCAGCAACCGGAATGCCTTCCGTTTGCGGCAGTCTGAACTCGTTAGAGTCTGCAAAACACGGCCTCGTCGGCATTGTGATGCCGCCGAAACGGGGACGCATCTTTAATTTTGTGTGTACACGCTTCGGGAATGCTTTCGGAGTGCTATTTGCATTCGAAAAGCGTGAAGCGTTAGAAGTCACGGTAGCAAGAGCATTGCTAATGACATTCATATCTTCCAGGCAATTTTCTAAATGCATAAAACCTCTTTACAGCTAAATGGCTCGTACCTAAGTGTACGCTCTGTTATCAAAAGCGACAAATCAAAACGGCCCCAAACGGAGCCGTATTGTATTACAGAGTGCTTGCGAAAGCAGCAAATTCTGTGTAACCGCCGATTGGAACATCGTCCAAAAACACCTGGGGAATGGTTTCTACCGGCTTCCCAACCATGTCACTCAGCTTTTGTTTGTCGATCCCGGCAGCGACAATATCGATGTACTGATATTCGCCATATCCAAGGCCCTGCAGCTGCTTCGCCAGCTCAACGGCTCGCTTGCAGAAGGAACAATTTTCTCGTCCATAAATCACAAACTTCATTGTTTTCTCTCGTTTATCCTCGCAGAACTGGGGGTTGCGGCCGATCTCTGATCCAGGTGGATAGTAGCCAGCCACACCAAACGGTAAAGGTAAGAATTCTTTCGAGATCGCCATAACAATCATTTTTCCTTACAGATAGGCTTGAAGCGCCACTTTACACAGTTCTGAGCGCACGCAATCTTCGGCCGTGAATTCAATGAGTCCTACTTGGCGAGATGGATGGAACCGCTGCAGGGCGTCCTCAAGACCAGATTTAACATTACCCGGCAGGTCGCATTGGGTTACATCACCGTTAACGACGACCGTTACGTTCTCACCCATCCGGGTCAGGAACATCTTCATTTGTGACGCCGTCACGTTCTGGGCCTCATCGAGGATGACCACAGCGTTTTCGAAGGTGCGACCGCGCATGTATGCGAAGGGAGCGATCTCGACTTTGGCCACCTCTGGCTTTAGGCAGTATTCGAGAAACGAAGCGCCAAGGCGCTTCTGCAGCACATCGTAGACGGGACGAAAGAACGGAGCGAACTTCTCGGCCATATCGCCAGGCAGGAAGCCCAAATCCTCCTCTGCCTGCAGTACAGGGCGCGTAACGATAATTCGGTCTACTTCCTTATCGAGTAATCTCTGTGCCGCGACGGCCGTTGCCAGGAAGGTTTTACCGCAGCCGGCTTCGCCAGTGGCGAACGTCAGTGCTTTGTTATCAAGAGAGATAAGATAGTGGGCCTGGGCTTCATTGCGTGCCTCTATGGGGGAAGTGTCACGCTTCGGTTTTGGGGGCAAAGCAGGGGCGGCGGAGGCCTGCTCGTCTACGATAATAGTGTCGATCTCGTATCCGAGAATTCGCGATTTTGACTTAAGCGCCTGGCGAGCTGCACGTCGCGCCTGTTTACGTTTGTTTCCCATATTGAGTCCTTTCAAGTGAGTAACCGGAAGAACTATACATGAAAAACAATAGGTAAGTAATTACTTATTTTAGCAATTAAAATCGCTAGGTTCATCAACTGTTGAGTATTCGTAACGAACCTCATAATACCAATAGAAGGTAAAAAATGATGCGAATGAATCTAAACATCTTCACTATCCAGCATCTCAATGCAAACAGTATATAGGTTGTACTTCATATAAATATTGTAGATCTATAGCAACTTAACTGATACTGCTTTGGTATCTGCTAACGGAAGCTACTAACTCACTTATATATCGATTAAACTCACCCAGAACATATTTCAAAAACCGACCGTCCATGAGAACTTCATCAAAATCATTTACTGCAATACCAGCATTTTCATTGATTGCTCGACGTATTGCTTTAATCTCACGAGTTTTTTTTGCGTTTGAATTCAATATGCTATGATAGTCTTTGGCTACGCCATTGCTGTGTGCCATGATGTTTCTGATAGCAACAAGATGGTCAATATTCCTGATGGCTTTGCCACCTATAGATCCGGTAAGCCGTTTATGACAGTCTTCTACCGTTTTGAATCTTTTATCAGTTACCTCGCCAGTCAATCTATCCATGACATCTAGACACTCTATCATGCGGTATTCGAATAAACCGAACATGGTCAAAAATGCAGAACGACGAGTAAGTTGTGAAACCAGATGTTTGTATTTCGACTTGACTTCATTAGCATCTAGTCCAGAACATGAACCGCAGGTAAAAAATGGTACAGTGTATCTATAAACATTACCTTCATCGTCCTCGTTAAAATCTTCATATTCTTCTTCCGAGACTGCGCCTGGAAGCTCGACATTATTAAAAGCGCGAACAATGTTTGCTTCGGCCTGTTCGGCTAGCATTTTCATGACTGCAATTGAAGCCTTGGCCTCCCAAATTTTTAAGCTAAAAAATAACTTTGTCATCTCCTGAGCTCCTTAGAATGTTCGCAGCTTAATTCAAGTATTGCCGTATTTATATGCACGATAGCCAAGTAAACAGGGGGCGAGGCCCCCTTTCAATAAAATTACTTTTTCCGTTGGCATCTAAACCATAGTACAAGCACCAATATGGTAAGAACTTGGCTCAACAGTGGGGCCTGAATAAAAGCCGTTAGCATTTCACTCATCGAAAGATACCTCTGTTCGATTAATCAAATGCGTTGCGAGACAAAATTGACGTAGATTCATCTTAGTTGTATGATGAAGTTGTTGTGACATATTCGCTCTCGTAACGCGATGTGTTGCCTTAAACGATGGGGGTCGTTTGAGGCAAGGAAGAACTCCCAGATGGGAGTTCTTTTTATTCATTAGTTACTTTCCCATAGAACTCTCCCCTCGTCGTTTGAACTTATCAAATTTTGCACTCCCAACAGCCTTTTAGAATGCCTCAATGATATCACAACATTTATCTGCATGTAGGAATGGCAAATTTGATTCTGTGTTCATGGAAAATTCATATTCTGAACGCAAAAAAGGGGCCGAAGCCCCTTTGGATTTTGCGCTAAAAAAAGCGTTGCTAAGATGCTAGAAGCTATGGTTGAAGAACGTCTGCCGTAATGTCTATCACAGCGTTGAGCGGTCTGGCCATGGTGACAGGCGGAGTCTTTTCGATAAGAAAAACAAAACCAAACCGCTCAACGCTGTGTTGGCGGAGGATAATGGAATCGAACCATCATCGCTTTCGCAATGGGACGGTTTTCAAGACCGCTTGGGCGCCATGCCCTCTATCCTCCGTTCGTTGTGACGCCAGATGCTTATCTTCTGGTTGCTTCAACGAGCTGCAATTCATCACAACGGTAAGGGCATTCAGGGAATCAGATCCGTCGCGAACAGCCAAAGAGCGCGCCTTCCTTGCTGTCGTCCAAATACCCTTACCGTTGTGGCGATGGTGGGTGGATTCGAACCACCGACCAGTTGATTAACAGTCAACCGCTCTACCACTGAGCTACACCATCTAAAGTTGACACCGTCAGCCTCTGTCGATTTACGGACTTGTGGGGCTGTATCGCCGATTCACCGGTGACGTTCGCAGCAGTCCTACCAGCTTTCTGCCACTTGTGCTTTACGTTTTCACCAAACGCTTACAAGCCAAGATCTTCAAATACTCTCCGAGGGTTGAGGAGGGTTTTCATTCAGATCTAATTGGATGTATGGAATCATTTAATCGTTGTGGCCACGAGGCAGTGACAACAATGGCTATAACCAGAAGGATAATGAATCCGTGGCCACAACGTTGAGACCACTGGGACGGATTAATGTACTTGGCCCTACATGTCTGCCGGCTCTGCCTCTGTGATGCAAAAACCAGTGGTCTCAACGTTGCGTGCTGGCTCACCTAACCAGCCGGGTTACGTCGCCATTTTTAACCCAAAACTAAACGACATAAGTAACAGAAATGACGTAACAGGATAGACGGTCGGGCCTTTGGGAGCCGGGATGTGTTGGACATAAAACCCAACCGCCCATTCTGTTACCTCATCGGTAAGGGCACTGGTTAACCAGATGCCCTACCTGCGTTTTGCAATCACACTCGCTTAGTGTGTCCCATTTCGGTGACGAGGCTGGAAACTGACCTCGCTGGTGTTTGGCTTTTTAGGCTACTGCCAGATACTGATTGTCGTTTGCAGTTATCTTTAAACGTTCAAACAGTCGCGTCTCAACGAAAACAAGCCAATCATAGTTGTATCAAAATAATAAGTAAATACTTACCTATTATTTCGCGCATTTGTTTGCTCATTTTTTGAACAGATTTGACTTGTCATCCTGCGTCCGTTGGATTGTGGCCGTGAATCTTTTTGCCTTTATGCAAAGGACTTCATCTTCCTTCAGCTCGCCGTACCGCTGTTCAAGCAGAGAACCAAGGCACCAAAGCGTGTCATCGATACGCTTGCGACTGGCGAATCTTAAAAGCAGTAGCTTTACAAGAGACTGGCCAACCGTGAAAGCCACTGCGACACCAGAGGCCACAAAGTACAAGCCTACCCACCAGTCTATGGAGGTTAGATTGCTCATTTTGATACCCCTGTCTCGTGAACGACGCGATATACCCTCTTACCTATACGTAGTGTTTTGGTCTTTAGCTCCTGCTTGATCAAGTCGTGACAGATGATGAAGCCAAGGGCGACTCCTCCAGAAAAAGACAATACGATGTATGGAATCATGAGTATTCTCCTGCTTCAATCAGTTGCTCCAGCAGCTCCATCGCTTTCTGATCACTGGGTACGGACTTGCTAAGTGGATCGGCCTCGTTGTATTTCTTCACCCCGAAACGAACAAACGGGTTCAGCATGAGTGACACCATTCTTTGTTCGAAGTCATCCATACTGGCCAGCGCCTCTTTCTTGGCGTTCGTTCCCATTGTTTTTATGGCGTCTAGCTTATGTTTAAGCGCGATCAGCTTCTCCATTAGTCGGTCTTCTCCTTTAAGGTTTCTTTGATAAGTTCTGAATAAATCTCGCTGGCATCCGGCAGTCGGCCAGTTTCAGCAACGTTCGAAGATTGGCGCTTCCCCTTAATTCCACTGTAGATAGATGCACTGCCTCTCTTCGGCTGCAGAGTTCTTGCTGTTCGGTTTCGTTCCTCCACCTCTTCAATGAGCGCCGGCATATCGACGAAATACAGCGACTCACCTTGCCGGATTTCCTCCACCATCATTTTCAGCGCCTGGCATTTTCCGGCCGAAATGGCGTTCGCACACGAGGTGAACGATGACGCCGGCAGTCGCTTCTCTTTGAAGGCAAGGATCGTGTGCTGACAGACGGTGTAGCTGCAGTACGAGTCATGTCCGTTAAGCTTCACTTCCGGGCAACGCAGCGAGTAGCCGTTGAGTCCAGAGATCGAAGGGATTTTTGATAAGTCAGTTTTGGTAGCCATTTCTCTAAATGATAATCTTGTACTTACTTACTAATCAGTTTAAATAACTCTGTACGGGGACACAGTACATAGTTACGGCTTACCAGGTGGCCCAGCCGGTCATCTTGTCACTTGCGGCTTCGTATCGATAAGGGGTTAGCAGGTCGTTTGCAGCATGAACGGCGTGGGATTTGGCTTCCTGAATCAGCATAGGCATTTCATTGGCCAAGCGACTGATCTTACTTGCGTATTGCGCCAACACCCCATCACAGACGCGGCCAGCCTCAACGATCACGTTGATTAAATCCAGATCACTACGACACAAGTCGCAGATACGCCCATAGTCCAGCTCACGAACACGCGCTATAGCCTTGTTGTAATCTCCAGAGACAATCATTTCCAACAAGCCTGGTGGTGCCACCAGATCTACATGGCGCTTTTCAACATCGGGAGAGGTCATGACGCTGACGAAAGCCTCTCCTACTGTTTCGCATTTGCTTTCTACGGCTCTTAGAGTCACGTTCACGCTCTTCTCAAGGGATTCTCTGCTTTCCATCTGGTAGCAGTTTGAGAAGATGATTTTGTCGTCATACCAAGCGCCAAAACGCGCGACTGGCCCAATGCCGGCCTCAAGCGACGGGACGATGAAGGCAACCAGAGCTACACGCTTTTGAACAGTACCGGGCATTTCAGGCGTCTTTGCGTACCACACCAACACCGACGTATGTGTCGCCCCTTCTTTGAGAGGAATGCAGGATAGAGCATTCGATATATGCTCTGATGCCGTGTTGAATGAGGCATCGATGATGCTCTCCAGTGCACCCTCCCCAAGCTCCACGCCTGACTTCCTTATCATCTCTAAAACTGCCTGTTCGATACCTTCTTTCATGTGATGTCCTCCATAACCAAAGTGTTACTTATTACATTAAAATATTTAAGTAGATACCTACATCCATAAAAAAAATATGGTATTTCCGACACGGATATGGAACTACAGCCATGAGTCGAACTAATTAAATGCACTAATACCGAGAACCTTGCTCTGCAGCTCCAGTTGCTTAGAGTAGGGTTTTGCACGATAGTAGGCTTTGAGAATTTGTTCCTGGGTGGCCTCTCCGGGATCTAGCCCTTCTTCTCCAAGACAGGCTATTTTCACATTTAACCCTATACTGGTTAATCGTCTGGCGGCCGCCATTGTGTTTCGGATCGCTTGTTTCTCGCTATCCCACATCATGATGACGTTTCGCAGACCATCTGCCTTTAACGACAGAAAAGCGCCCAGCTGGTCTTCTGCGTCTACAGTTGTATTTCCGGACAAGTGCATCCCGAACGTTCCAATGGGCTCTACGTAGTCCCGGAGCGTCTCTTCATCGAATATGGCGCGCTTAACCCCCATGACATCGAAAGCCCCCTCACAGACGACGACGGTTTGCTTACCAACTGCGTTATGCCCGTTATAGAGAAACCTCCCGGATGCCGGCAGCTGCATTGGGAAGAGATATCGGCGTTCTGCTGCGCCGGTGACGTCACGCCCCTGGAATGTCTTCATCACCCCATTCAGATCGTAAATCGGTATCAGGATGCGCATATCGAATGCCTGCCCTTTAACCTGATCTGTATATGGGTCGACATAAGCATGTTTTCCCTCGACGCAGTAACGCAGGTCAAAGTATTTGGCCAGCTCCGGGGTAATGTTCCTCTCAACAAGATAGTCCGGCAGCCGACCGTCAATTGGCAGTTCATAATGCCGCGGTAAAGCTACCGGGCCTTCAAGTTCCACAGCACTGGCCAGCACAACCTCTTCTTTTTTTGGCGCCCAACCTTGAGACAGGAGTGCGTTATGTACGTATTCCTCAAAGGCATGACGCGACTTACCGCTGTAGTGTTTGAGGAAAACCAGCTTATTAAATTGAATTTCTTCTGGGTGATCGCCGGCGAAGCATTTCCCGACGTTGTTGTTCAGGTTGAAATAGACCTTCCAGTTTGTGCTTCCACATACCGGACATTCTTTGATATTCACTTCGCGGCCGCGGGCGCTTACACCGCCGCGACGATAGATGATGCCTTCCATATCCAGCCATTGTTCGAAATCCAGCTCGGACAGTAACTCTTTGAGGTCACTCATTGTCATTTACCGCAATTTTTAAAAGGCAATATCTTGATAAACCTCTGTTTTTGAATACCATAGAGGCTCATGTGTTTTTCCTTTTGTGATTAAACAAAAGGTTATTTGAACGGGCGTGGGGCTCTTATCCGTCTTTGCCCCACGCCTATTTTTTTAAAGAACCTCCATGATCCGCTCGATGAAGCGCATCTGTTCGAGGTTCTGCTTAACGCGAATACTCACCCCGCCCTTCTGGTTACGAGAACCAGCGAAATAGAGTCGTGCTTCGCCTTTGGCCTCTTCCTCCTCAGTCTTGTTGATAGTGATGACTAAGTCGGCAATACGGACTTTTTCGATATTGTCCGCGGCGTGCATCATGGTGGCCACTTCGGATGAACCACCTTCACGGTTGGTCTGGGATGCCGTGATTCCTGCAACGTTGTGCTTATCGTAGAGAGCACGCAGATCGGTGTAGATGGAACGGATGTTCGCCCGGTCGTCACGGAGGTCGTAACTGGCACGCATCAAATCCGCATAGTCGACCACCACCATATCCGGGATCATGCCATTCGCTTTCATGCTATTGAGCATACGATCCAATCTGCAGGCGACATGCTTCCTGACGGGCGCTCACCACCCAGAGATTCCCCACCCCTTTCGTCGCGCCAAGCTCTGCGAGTTTCCGGTGAACGTCGTCACGCTGCTCTACCAGCTTTGACATCTCCGTTTCAGACAGCCGTGCATCGAAGCGATCGGAGAGAATCGAGGTATGCACTTCGAGAGAAAGAT